ATAGGTGATATGAACTTTACTTGTGTTCTATATAAAATTGATAGAAACAAAATTAAAACTGACGATGTTTATGGTGAGGTTGTTGAAGACGGTATTAAATTTTTACCTCCTGTCGAATTTAACGCACAAATTACCGTTGCCGCACCTGAAAATAAAATGATTGGAACAACAAGAATGGATCAGTTTGAACCAGGAAACATAACAATTTCCGTTTATTTAAAAACTTTAAATAATTTGGGAATTGATGTAGATTTTGGTGATTATGTTGGATATTATGATAATGAAAATTTTGTTAGGTATTATACGGTTGTTAATGATGGTCGTGTAATTTCAGACACAAAACACACATATAAAGGTTTTAAACCTTTTTTTAGGACAATAATTGCCGCACCTGTTGGTCCGAACGAATTTAAAGGATTATAATATAATTAAAAATAATAAAATTAATAATGGGAATACCAAAGAAATCAGTTAAACCATCCATACCTTTAAACTACCCTAAAACTCTTTTACCAAGAAGAGAAGAAATTAAAGATATGATTACTAAAGATGGAACTTACCTTCCTAAATCATTGCTACACGCAGATTTAGATCGTGGATTTTTAGATTTTGTAAAAGAAAAATTCAACATAGTTTCGGAAGGTAAAAAAATTCCTGTTGTAGATATTTTAATTACAACCCAAAATTGGTCTCAGTTTGTTGAAACTTGGGATTTTCAAAATATAGATAAAAATATTGAACCTCCATTTATAACTGTTATTAGAAACCCCGAAGTTAAGTATGGAAATAACCCTGCGGTTCTGTATAATATTCCAAATAGAAAAATGTATTATTATATGGAAGTACCAACATGGGATGGAAATAGGAAAGGGGCCGACATATACAAAATTCCACAACCAGTTCCGGCCGATTTTAAATATACTGTTGCAATTATATGTAATAGAATGAGGGATCTTAACACTTTAAATCAAAGAGTTCTTGAAACATTTGCCTCAAAACAGGCTTACCAAGTAATTAATGGACATTATATTCCAATAATAAATGATTCATTTGCCGACGAGTCTGTTATGGATTTAGAGAAAAGAAAATATTATATACAGAAGTATGAGTTCACAATGATGGGATTCTTAATAGATGAAGAACAGTTTGAAGTTTTTCCTGCAATCTCTAGAACCTTTCAGGTAATTGAAACTGACCAAAGAAATATAAAAAGGAAACAAAAAAAACAAACCCCAATAGAGTTTGAAGTGATTACATTACAATATTTAAATAATGTCACAACGCAAGAATACTATTTTGAATATACTTGTAATTTACTTTTTGAACGATCTGTTAATATAGAAGAATTTTCTGTCTACATAAATGAACAATATTATGGTGATAATGTTGAAACAATTCAAATTAATACAAATGACATATTAAAGATTGATATAATATCTAGTGTTGGATCTGAGGATCCTTATCTTTTGTTTACTCAAATCTTAGTTTAATTTTCACCATATATATCTTTTTTATCTTTACATTTTTCAATAATTAATGACTCCAAAAATTTATATATTTTAAGTCCTCGTTTATCGCAATATTTTTTTAGGACTTCGTGAACTTCGGAGTCAATCTTGAGGTTTTTTATCTTCTTGTTATCATTAGTCATATAGGCAGAAAAAAGGCAGAATAAAATCTTACCAAAATATAAATACTTTTAGTAATGTAAAGTTTTTAGTATTTTACAAAGTATTTATAGAAATAAATAACTAAAAAAAAATATTTAACATGGCAACTAATAGTAAAGTTTTTGTTTCACCAGGTGTTTATACCTCAGAAGTTGATTTAAGTTTTGTGGCACAAAGTGTCGGAGTAACAACTTTGGGTATCGTGGGAGAAACGTTAATTGGTCCAGCATTTGAACCAATTTTTATCACAAATTTTAACGAATTCCAAACGGTCTTCGGTGGAACATCACCAGAAAAATTTATAAACACACAAATCCCTAAATATGAGGCGTCTTATATCGCCAAAGCATATTTACAACAATCAAACCAACTATTTGTAACAAGAATATTAGGTTTATCGGGATATGATGCGGGTCCGTCTTGGTCTGTAACAACTGTTGCAAATGTTGATCCGTCAACAATTGATGTTTGGTGTTTAAGTTCTGTTACTTTGACAGCAACTTGTGAAACAGTATGTGTTGAACCAAGACAAGAAATATATTCAATTCCGTTTACCGGATGTAATAATGATATCTCAACAATATCATATCTTTCTTCATTCCCGGAAGAGATTCAATCTATATTATATCAACAATATGAACAATTTAACGGAGGAACATCAACATTAGATGATGATATTAATAGTTTAATTTTTGATGTAATTACAAGTTCAAACCCATATACCGCAGAAGATAGATTTATTTCTTATTTTGGTTCAATTGCAACTAACGATTATAACACTTTAACTAACGCTGGTTGGTCAGCATCTACAAATGTATTTGGTGTTCCGTCTGTTTCGGTTGACGATACAAATCTTGAATCACCACTTAACGACTCTTGGTATTATGCATTATTTAATACAACCGGAAATACAAACTATAGTGGATTTTCATTTTCCGCATTTGTTTCTGGTTTAACATTAAATCCGGTAACTACAACGACCACAATTTTACCAACAACTACAACTACAACAACTAGTCCTTGTGTAACCCCTGTTCCAACAACATCAACCACTACAACAACGACTTTACCATTAAACTGTTATACAGGTAATTTAATATTAAAACTTTATTATTATACCGGCACCTCATTCTCAAATTACGACAACATTGTTGTTGGCACACTAAGATCAAGAGGTATTGCAACATATTCAACATCAGAAAATCCGGCTTATTCTGTAACAGGAACTTCAGAGGTTACTTTAAATATGACAGGTCAATACTCTAACGTTCTTAAGAATCCATACGCAACTTTTGGTGTGAATGTTGTTGACAAATTCGGAACACTTTATTTCTTTGAAACTTCTTTCACTCAAAATGATCCGGAATATTGGAGTAAAGTTTTTGGTGTAACTAATTTTCAAAAACCAAGAATTGAAGTTCCGGTTTTTGCTGAAGAAAATTTCCAATCATGGTTAAACTTTGGTTGGAGAAAAGGTTACATTAAAGGTCTTAATCCAAACCTAATTGCTCTTGATTCTGCTCAAAGTGGTGATCCTAACTCAATTGGTTGGTATTTGGATAAATGGCAAACACCATATTCACCATTTGTTGTTTCTGAATTAAGAGGTAATAAAGTTTATGACTTATTTAGATTTTACACTATATCCGATGGTGATGCCGCAAACACTCTTATTAAAGTTTCAATTACTAATCAAACATTTAATAATTTAACATTTGATTTGTTGGTTCGTGATTATTTTGACACTGATGCGAATCCTGTTGTTTTAGAAAAGTTTACAAACTGTGCGATGGATCCAGGACAAAATAACTATGTTGCAAATAAGGTTGGTACTTTAGATGGCGAATACGCACTAAATTCAAAATATATTATGGTTGAAATGTCTGAAGATGCACCAATTGATGCTCTTCCTTGTGGATTTAACGGGTTTAATTTTAGAAACTACGCAGGAGCACAATCACCATTCCCTATAATTAAAGGTAAATACGATTTTCCTGGTGAAGTTATTTATAATCCTCCATTTGGTTTATCTTCAGGAAACGACGATGCTTTGGTTAGTTCAGGTGATAACGTTAGAAGAACTTACTTAGGTATGTCTAATTCTTATGGTTGGGATCCTGCATTCTTTGAATATTATGGTAAAAGAAACCCTGTTAACTCTTGTGATATTGATGGATTACCTTTTAATTACAGATCAGCTGGTTTCCACATGGATGTAAATGCAAGTGGATTAACAATAGGACCTGAGTTTTCAACAAGTGGTGGACAAAGATTTATTTGTGGTAACTCACCATTTATAACAGATCCTGAATTACCAACAAACGCATATTATAGACTGTTCGCTCGTAAATTCACATTCTTATTTCAAGGTGGTTTTGACGGATGGGACATCTATAGGGAATATAGAACTAACGAAGATAGATTCCAAATTGGTAGAGCTGGATTTTTAAGGGGAGCATGTCCAACATCGAGATATCCTAACGCATCAGGATGGGGAGCATTTAAAGAAATTTCTCTTGGAGATGGAACTCAAAATTTTGCAAATACCGACTACTACGCATACTTGTTGGGTCAACAAACATTTGCTAATCCAGAATCAACTAATATTAATGTATTTGTAACACCTGGTATTGATTATGTTAATAACAGTAATTTGGTTGAAGATGCTGTTCAGATGATTGAATTCAATAGAGCTGACTCATTATATATTTGTACAACCCCTGACTACGATCTTTACTTACCAACAACTACTGGTGGGGACGGATTAATTTATCCAACTGAGGCGGTAGATAATTTAGATAACACAGGAATTGACTCTAACTATACCGCAACTTACTATCCGTGGGTATTGACAAGAGACAGCGTAAACAACACACAAATTTATATTCCACCAACGGCTGAAGTTACAAAAAACTTGGCATTAACTGACAACATTGCATTCCCTTGGTTTGCGGCGGCAGGTTACACTCGTGGTATTGTTAACTGTATTAAAGCACGTAAGAAGTTAACTCAAGAAGATAGAGACATTCTTTATAACGGAAGAATTAACCCAATTGCAACCTTCTCAGATGTAGGAACCGTAATTTGGGGTAATAAAACTCTACAAGTTAGAGAGTCTGCTCTTGATAGAATTAACGTTAGAAGATTGTTATTACAAGCACGTAAATTGATTTCAGCGGTATCCGTTAGGTTATTGTTTGAACAAAACGACGCACAAGTAAGACAAGACTTCTTAAATGCGGTGAATCCAATCTTAGATGCGATTAGAAGAGACAGAGGTCTTTATGACTTTAGAGTAACAGTTTCTAGTGATCCTGAAGATTTAGATAGAAACCAAATGACCGGTAAGATTTATATTAAGCCTACTAGAGCTTTAGAATTTATAGATATAACCTTCTACATTACTCCAACTGGAGCATCGTTTGAGAATATATAAATCGGTTTAAAATACAAACACAAAAGAAAGGGGTATCGAAAGTTCCCCTTTTTTGTTAAACAAACTATTTATTATTATGAATTATAAAAATACGGTAAGAGAAATCATTAGTGAGATTATTCACGATCAGATGACCCCTACTATGAAGTATTACGCTTTTGACTGGGATGACAATCTAATGTATATGCCAACCAAAATATATTTAAAGGATGATAAGGGAAATTCTGTTGGTATGTCTACCGAAGATTTTGCAGAATATAGAACTAAGATTGGTGAAAAACCTTTTAAATATGAAGGACATACTATAGTTGACTTTGATGAGAATTCTTTTAAGAACTTCAGAGTTCCTGGAGATAAGTTATTTATGAAAGATTCTATGACGGCTGAAACAGGTCCTGCTTGGTCTGATTTTGTTGAGGCGGTTAATAACGGGTCAATTTTTGCAATCGTTACAGCAAGGGGACATACCCCATCTGTTATCAGAAATTCCATTTATAATTTAATAAAACAAAACAAAAACGGAATATCTTCAAGTGAGTTAGTTAAAAATCTTAAAAAATATAGAGAATTATCAGATGAGGATGATTTATCCAATGATGAACTAATAAAAACATATTTGGATATGTGTAAATATTATCCTGTTACTTTTGGTGAGGGTTCAGCTGCGAATCCAGAAGAATTAAAAGTTAAATATATGAAAGAATTTATGACATATGTTAAACAAATGTCCCAACAACTACAAGAGAAAGCTTTTATGAAGAATAAAATAAGTAATTATTTTAACCCTTTTATTGGTTTTTCAGATGATGACATAAGAAATGTGAATACAATGAGAAAAAATTTTCCAAATAAAGATGAATTAAAGATTTATGCTACATCTAAAAAAGGAAAAGAAGAATATGAATAATAATTAATAACTGGATCTAGTAATAATATATTTTAAAAAAAAGTGGAAGTAAATAGAAAAAAAAATTATTACATGTATTTATAATAAAAAATAAACAAAAAAAATAAAAAAAGAAATTATGGCTGATTTACTAATGAAAATGCCGATACCCTACGAACCGAAAAGGGAAAACCGATGGATCTTAAGATTTCCTTCGTCACTTGGAATAAATGAGTGGTATGTAGAGTCCACGGCAAGACCTGCTCTTACAATTGCCTCAACACCAATTCCTTTCTTAAATACGGAAACATACGTGGCTGGTAGATTTACTTGGGGAGAATTAGCGGTAACTTTTAGAGACCCTATTGGTCCATCAGCATCACAGGCATTAATGGAGTGGATTCGTTTATGTGCTGAATCTGTAACAGGACGAATGGGATATGCTGCTGGTTACAAAAAAAATATTGACCTTGAGATGTTAGACCCAACAGGGGTTGTTGTTGAAAAATGGATTTTAGAGGGAGCTTTTTTATTAAAATATGATGGTGGACAATTAACATACGCCAGTGATGGTTTAGCTAAAGTAACAAGTTCTATAAGAATGGATCGTTGCATATTAGTATATTAATTTTTTAATAAACAATATTATTAATTCCTATATGTTTTTATGTGTAGGAATTTTTTTTTGTAAACGTTATGTAATTGTTTTAATCTTTACAAAAAAACATATGTTAATTATGTTTAAATTAAAAAAAATATGGAACAAAATTCTTACACGGCAGGACAAGCCGATTTCAATTTACCACACGATGTTATAACACTACCTTCTGGAGGGATCTTTTATAAATCTAAAAAGAAAACCATTAAAGTTGGTTATTTAACTGCGTTTGATGAAAACATAATTGCCGAAGCTGACTATAAACAAAGTATTCAAGAAAGTATAGTTCTTCCTTTGCTTAGGAATAAAATTTATGAAAAAGATTTAAGACCTGAAGAATTAGTTGACGGAGACGTTGAAGCAATACTTTTATTTTTAAGAAATACGTCTTTTGGTCCCGAATATCCAATAACCGTAAATGACCCGAATACAGATAAAAAATTCACATCAACAATTTTGTTGGACGAATTAAATATTAAAAAAACAAAAAATATTCCAGATGATGAAGGTTTGTTTGAAACAACTCTTCCTGTGTCTAAAAAACACGTTAAATTAAAGATTTTAAATATCTCTGATAAAATTAAAATAGAAACAATTTTAAAATCATATCCTAATGATAGAACAGCACCATCAATAACAACAAAATTATCTTTAATTATTGTATCTATTGATGGTAATACAGACAAGGGACATATAGCAACATTTATTCAACAAATGCCAATTGCCGATTCTAAATATGTTAGAAGATTTATAGCCGAAAACGAACCAAGATTAGACTTATCAAAAGAAATTATCGCCCCGTCTGGAGAAAAAGTAATGATCGACATTACTTTTGGGGTGGAATTTTTTCGGCCTTTCATATCAGTATAAGACAATAATAATTGACGAATTTTATTATTTTTCAAGAATATTTAGAACCCAATATTCTGAGTTTATTAATATGCCAACTTATGTAAGAAAATATTTGATCAATAAATATGTTGAGGATAATAAAAAAACACAATAAAAGTATTTATTAATTAAACTAATATATGGGATTTTTTTTTCAGATAACTGGTCCTACCGGTATTCCATTGGCTAATGAAGGTTTAGGGGGAACATCCGCTGATTTTGATAAAAACGCATATACTTTAAATGTTGGCGCTATCAGTGCAAAAATTGACGAACAATTTCAAGGATTACTTAAAGCTATTAATCCGTTAGACACCGATATTTTTGCAGAGTTAGAAGGATATGCAAACAGTGTTCAAACTGCCTTTGGTTTATCTAAAGAAAGAGTTGACGAGTTTAAAACTACTATTGCTGACGCAGCACCTGAATTAGCCAAATTAGGTCTTCAAGACGCCGACATCTCCAACAATTTAATATCAATTATGCAAGGTCTTGGAGGAGCCGCCAGTGTTAGTAAAGAGGCCATTGTGGAATTAAGTGCCGCGGCAAAACTTACTGGTCAAGACGTTGGTACGTTAACAACTAACTTTAGAGATGTTGGAATTTCTGTTTATGATGTTGGGGAACAAATGAAAACTGTTACTGAGGTTGCGAGATCGGCCGGAGTTTCAGTTAATAAAGTTTCAGGTCAAGTAATGACCAATTTAGAAAAAATGAATCTTTTTAATTTTGAAAACGGAGTTAAAGGATTGGCCAAAATGGCGGCACAAGCAGAAAGACTTGGAATTAATATGGCGAAGGTATTTGCTCAAACAGAAAAAGTTATGAATCCAGAAGGAGCAATTGATATGTCAGCAGCACTACAACGATTAGGTGTGACATCAAGTGGCTTATTAGACCCTTTAAGGGCAATGGATATGTCTCAAAACGACCCTGAACAATTTCAAAAAGAAATGGTAAATCTTGGTAAAGAATTTACACGTTTTAATGAAAAAACAGGACAGACGGAAATTCTTCCTGGAGCTAAAAGAAGAATGAAAGAAGTCGCAGAGGCTGTTGGAATGACCGCAGAAGAATTTTCAAAAATGGCAATTAAAAGTTCCGACTTTGAAATGAAACTTAAACAAATTAAAATGCCATCTTTAAGTGTTGATGATGACGAAACTAAAGAAATGATTGCTACAATGGCACAAATGAAAGATGGGGTCGCAACAATCCAAGTTAGAGATAAAGAAACCGGAATAACAACGGAAAAAAAGGTAGAAGAGTTAACACCTGAAGATATTGAAAATTTAAAAAAGGCAAATGAAGATTCCTCAAAAACCATTGAGGAGTTGGCGTTCAATCAATTAGACGTTACTACTCAAATTAAAAATTTATTATCAACAGGTGAGGTGGCCGCAAAATTTGCAAAAGCAACAACCCCAACACTAAGTAAATTTTATGGTTTAGTTGCCGACAGTAAATTAGAAATTGCAAAAGCTTCAGATAATATTTTTGGGTCAACCGAAGATATGAGAACGGCAATTGGAGACTTATCAAAACCAGTTGAGGGAATTATAAAAGGAAAAATAACTGGCGATGATAAAATGGTGAATACAGAAATAGGTAACTTAGAAACAAATATTTTAAAAACTTTTAGTGACTTTACTGGTAAGTTTTCAACAGAGGTAAATTCCGTTCAAGAAAAACTAATTGAAAATGTTAAAACCGCTTACTCAGAACCAATAAAAATTGAGGGTAAGACAGATAGCAATTTAAATATTAATGTTAAGGTAACTGATAATGGGGGTAATTTGATTGATGATGCTAAACTAAAACGATCTTTGTTAGACGACCCTAATTTTATTAGTGATGTTAAAACTAAAATATCTGGAGTAGCCGCACCATAAAATTATTTAATGTTTAATTATATGGGATATGAACAACTCAAAATAAAAAAACTACTTTATAATCTATTTATAAAATAAAAAAATGTCGGAAAGCTTTCTTTCTTTTGGTAACTCTGAATCTTTTAGAAAACAATTATTGGTAAGAAACCTACCGCCGTATAATGTGCCAGGAGCATACACATCCCCCGGCAACCCTGTTAACTACGAAACAAATATAGGGTCTTTAAATGTTGTTGACTCTCCAAACAACTATGTGTCTACAAATTTATTTGCAAATGATCTATACCCACTAAATGAATTTGGGCCAGATGGTGGATTTGGACCCCCAGTTAATGTAAATTTAGTCCCCGTCTTAGACCCAAATCAAGGACCTTATTATCCAAAAGAAGGAACAAACTTAGATATAATCAATGAATTTTTTATTGAGTCGGCATATGTAACGAATAAATGGGGACCTTCTGGTGGTTATAAAGATTTGGTTGTAATAACCGACATAATAAATGCGGGTAACATATATCAACCATATTGGAATCCAGGATATTATGTTTATTCTTCATACCCCACCTTTAATCTTGTATTCCAAGATGACCCAAACGGATCTAACGGACCTTTATCACAAGATACGTTTTTAGCTCAAATTGGGGCATCACAACTTAAATTTGCGTTTAACGAAAGAGTTTCTCAAGAAATACAACAAGCAACAATTGGAGCAATTAACTTAGACACTATAAGTGATCCTTTTTCTGCGAGTTTATTAGCGACAGGACAACAACCATTTTTTATACGAAATTGGAAAATTACAGTTCCTGAAAATCCTGTGTTAGCGGCAGTTTCTTTGGCGAATAGATTAACAGGAACTTACTTTCCCGTTTCTTTCATTCCAGGTGATTATTTTGACGATGATGATCCGGTTAATAGACCACAAATGGAAGCGGCCTTAGGTGTTGCTAATAACTTAACAGGTGGATTGTTAGCTCCTATAATGAATAGATACAGAAACCCTTCTGAGGTTTTTGTTGCTAATACAGGAAACGGACAAAGATCGGCATTATTTTCGGCATTAGATTATAACTTATATAGACCCGCATATAATAGAGGTATTATTGGTGGTTTAATTGCAGGAGCATCTGCAGCCGTAAATAGATTATTTAATCAGGATAAGGCCCAATCTTCGGGTTATTATGTTGGTAGTGAAAATGCAGAACCGTCTCAAATAGACGGACCTCCAAATCAACTTCCATCAAATCAATTCGGAGTTCAACAACAAAGTATTGTTTATGGCCCACAAGAGTTGGCGATTCTTTATGAGGGAAATGAAGAAACAATTAAATTTGGACTTAAAGGTAAATCCTATAGTGACGGGGGTGGAACCGCAGGACAATTGGTTTGGACATCACCAAAATATAAAAATAATGCAGGATTTAAGGCCACTGTTGGCGGAGGATCAGGAAGTTTAGATGATGAATTTAATCAGATATCTGCAGATTATTTACAATATCAATCTACCGACATTGAATTTAGACCAGGATCAATACTTTATAATACCCAAAGACTTGTTGAATCTGCCGATCAAGTACAAGGTCAGGCAAGATTAAAACATGTTGGAAATGCAATGAATCAAGTGTCTAAAGTTTTTAACGACGGATATAAAGAAATGACTAAAGGATCTATGGTTCTTTCATATACTGATCAAACTGACGGATCTTTAGCTGGTTTAGAATATTGTAGAGTCTTTCAAAAAGATACGCCATATTATACATTTGCCGATTTACAAAAAACAGACGGAATAACTAAATCGGGTCGACGTTTTGATTATTCTGTTTTAGATAACACATATAATTTAAATATAGCTCCTTTAAAAAATCCTGGATCAACAAATATTGTTGATGGTAAAGTTAAAAAATACATGTTCTCTATTGAGAACTTAGCATGGAGAACATCAGATAGACCAGGATTCACATATGATGATATTCCTGTTTGTGAAAAAGGGCCAAATGGTGGTCGTGTTATGTGGTTTCCACCGTATGGGTTAACTTTCAGTGATGACTCAACTCCTGAGTTTAATGCTACGACTTTTGTAGGAAGACCAGAACCAATTTATACTTATAAGAATACATCTAGAGGAGGAACAATTTCTTGGACAATAATTGTGGATCATCCTTCGGCAATAAACACAATAATTGAAAAACAACTTAATGGAGCTCAAAAAGAAAGAATACAAAGTATTACAGACTCATTTTTTGCTGGATGTGTAAAATATGATCTTTATGAGTTGGGTATTAAATTTAATACAATACCATCAAAAGATTTATTTACATACCAACAAATATTAAACAACCCAAGATTAACAACAGAAGAACAAACACAAGTTTTAAAAAGTATTCCACAAGATGAGAGCACTTCACAACCTAATAGTTCTACTGGTGCGGACACTGTAACTAGTAATTCAACCGGTCAAGGAACCACCAAAACGGAAGACGCACCTAAACTTATCGATGTAACTTTATCTGAATACGAAGGTATTGGTTTTTATTTTGATAATAACTGTCCTGAGTGTACTAACTCAACCGCTATTGTTGCAAGTAAACCATATGATACTTGGTATAATCAATATGTTGGAAACAAACAAACATATACACAACAAGCACCACAAAAAGTTAAAACTGGTTCAGACGAATTTTCAGGGTCATCAGTTCCAAATTTCTTTACAGATGTTGTTGAAGGTAATTTTAATTTTATACAAAAATCATTAATGCCAAGGATTGATAAAATTTTATCTGAAGGTGGTGAAATAACCATATCTATGGTTGGTTCGGCTTCTGCAAACGCAACTGAATCATATAATGACAAATTATCACAAAGAAGAAACAACTCTGTTGAGCAATGGTTTTTAAAACAAACTATAAGTGGTGGAACAACAACAATCCAAAAATACAAAGATTCGGGTAAGTTTAAAGTTATTTTGGTTGCAAAAGGTGAAACAATATCAATACCCCAAACAAAAAAAGAGGCCGATGAAAACAACATAACAGGTGATACTACGGTAACAAGTGCAACTGGTGGTAATATATTAACAGCGCCTGTTAATTGTAATACTGAGGTTATAAATTTATCCTCTCAACCACCAGCGGTTAACGATAAATCACAAATATATAGTATTCCAGCAATGGCATGTAGACGTGTGTATATTCAAAAAATCACAGGAAAAGAAAAAGAAGAAATAAAACCAGAAGTAGTAACTGAAGTGGCTAACTCAACAACAGGAACAAATGGAACTGTTACTGATCCACAAACTACCCCAAACACGGAAACTAATAGTATAAAGCCAGAACCAAAACTCACTATAGAACAAAAAATAAAAGAAGGTATATCTAAAAAAATATTAAGAAATTTATTTTCAGAATGTGATTATTTTCAAGTTATAAAAGAAACAGACCCAATGGTCTATGATAACATAAGAGATAAAATAAAATATTTTAATCCTGCATTTCACTCAATGACACCTGAAGGATTAAATGCTAGATTAACTTTTTTACAACAATGTACAAGACCAGGACAAACAATTCCAATAATAGGTCCCGACGGAAGACCAAAATATAATGACGCTCTTAACACTTCATTTGGAGCTCCACCCGTTTTAGTTTTAAGAATTGGAGATTTTTATCACACCAAAATTATTCCGTCCACGTTAAGTATAACATACGAAGGATTGGATTTAAATCCAGAAGGTATTGGAATACAACCTATGTTAGCAAAAATAACACTTGGGTTTAAAATTATTGGAGGTATGGGACTTAAAGAACCTGTACAAGAATTACAAAACGCTCTTTCATTTAATTACTATGCAAATACTGAAATTTATGATGAAAGAGCAACCGCAACTGAAGACACAAGTAAGTTAGATAAATATGTTGTTGAAAAAATAATGGGTGGTTTACCATTGGTTGGTCAAGCAGAACAGGTGGTGATTAATAGCGTTCAACCAAAAAGGGGGGAATCAACCATTGGGGTCATTGTGGACGCAACCACAATGGACTATTCAAAAATCTATGGATCATTAGAGGGAAAACTACAAGAATATTTTAAAGCATACTACGACGCACTATCCAAAATAAATAATGATTATGGGTATGGGGCATTACAATTGGCAAATAAAGATAGAAACTATATTAAAGGAGATTTATCTTCTCTTACACCTGAAAAAGTGGAAACAAATCTTTATGGTAAAACTAATGCGTATCAAGACTTAGTTGATAAACTTGTTGAAGAAGTTAAAAAAGATATTTCACAAGAAAAAGATCCTTACATTAGTTGGTTAAAAACTGAAAACACTAACCCAACTTCCAAACAGATAAGAGAATTACAAGAAAAATTAACAAATGTTGCAACACAAAGACAAACTGCCTTATTAAATGTTATATTAAATAATACCACTAATTTAGTTACGATACAAAATGATATAAACTACATCTTTAGACAACTTGATGTTGTTGCATCAAAAACTGATGGTAATATGAGTCCATCTAACGAACCTTTAATTTATGATTTGAGTGGTGATACATTCTTTGCAATTGCAAATGATACGGGATCAATATTTGATGTTTACACAAATAAAGTTAAAACGGTTATTAATGACTTTAATACTTTATTATACAATAATAATATGACGGTTGATTTTTATAAAACAAATACGTCAACTATTCAGAGTTCTGGTGGAACATGTGCTTTTTCTACAAACGGTACGGATGTATTTTTTGGTGATTGTGAAGATAATAGGTTTTATATATTAATGTCACAATTATATTTAAATCCTGAGTATTTAACAACATTGGTTAATGATTTAACTTCAGGTCCTGAGATAAAATCAAATTCACAACTTGTTGAAAAAATAAAAGAAAGATCTGAAGGATTAAAAGGTATATACGAAAAATTTCAAAATTATTATAAAGAATTATTTAAAACTAAGATTGAAGATTCCGGAGATTATAAGACATATACTACTTGGAAAATTCCGGATAACACAGTAAAAACTTGTGGTTACATATACCCTGCGGTTGGAGACTTAGACGCAAAAACAAAAAAATTAAAAGACCTATACTCATCACAAAATTTAAATCAAGATAAACAAACCTTTAATGGTAAAGTAACTTTAAACTAAAATGCCACTTCAATATTGGAACAGATATACCGATTTTTTAATTAATGGACAACAAACTGTTGTTCCATATATTGATTTACCATCAAAAAGTTCTGACAAAAATTACATATATAAGGTAGGACAAAGTAGATTAGATAAAATATCTCAACAGATGTATGGAACACCATATTTTGGTTGGTTAATACAGGCGGCAAATCCACAATATTCTGGATATGAATTTGTAATTCCTGATGGTGCAGTATTGACAATTCCATTTCCTTTAGTAGCTTCATTACAGGATTATAAAAATTCTTACGAAAATTATTTTTTCTATTATGGTAGATGATCAAGAAAATATATTAGTTGAATTAGACTACGATAATATAAGCCTCATTGATCCAAACAAAACTATAGATCAAGAGGGCAATGTTAAAGATAGGTTAGTTAAACAAGAAAACTTAGTGATGTATGCTAATTTAGAGTGCAATGTTCTTCCAAGAACTAAATTGGCTGTAGGCACCGCAATGAATGATTCTCAAAGAACAATTTCAGTTGGCAAAATAAATTTTTTAAATCCTGGTAATAAATCTTTTATGGACACCGCTTGGTCCGATGAGTTAACCGGTAAAAACACTGTACAAGGTAAGGGTGTTAATCAAATAAAACAAACCGCAGTTAAAAACCCAAACAAATCTGACGATTACTATATAACCCAAAATTTAAACTCTAATGGAACACCAGGAGCTGTTGATAACGGATTTCTTGGTATGAAGTCAATAAGGGTGGATATTAATACAAGTTTTTTACCTGTTATAATGGTATCTTTAGAAGATGTTAAAGGAAGAGCTTTGTTTGAAGCTGGAAATAATTCACCATACGCCGCTTTTTTTCAACTACCATATCCCCAATTCACATTAACATTAAAAGGTTGGTATGGAAAGGCGATCAAGTTTCCAATAATGTTACAGTCTTTTACCTCCAGATTTGATCCGAACACACATAATTTTAATATTGACTTAACTTTTTATGGGTATAAATATACTTTATTGTCTTATGTAAATTTTGGGGCTTTAATGGCGGTTCCTCAAATGTATAATAATACGGTAACCCAAGTTCCGGCTTCCATAACTCAAGGAAATGAAATAAAAACCGACGTAACGGCAACAGCCCCTATTGTGGTTAGTAGAGGGTATCAAAAGATGAAGGAAGTTTATTCTATATACAAATCAAAAGGTTTGATTGACGATGAATTTCCTGAAATAACTTTAATGCAATTAAAATACCGGTTAGAAAATTTTATACAAGAAATTCTTAAGCAATTTGAAAAAGAAAATATGGGAATTCTTACCGACATGACCGTTTATCAAAAAAATTTATTAAACTATCAACAAAATATTTTCATATATAGTAATTCTTCTTGGTTTAACACATATACGGATAAAAATAACCCAATTGTTTTAAAACAAGATTCTCAGAATGTTTTTTTATTTAAACCATCGAGCGCAGAATCAAAATTAAACGCAACAAACAAACTTGATGGTGAAATAAAAAAATATAACGATATTTTATTACAAAACGGTGTTTTTGGTGTTGGAGGAAAATATACTGTAGGAGGAATAACAACACCATCTAATATTGATATTCCAATAACATTAAAAACAACACAAGTAACCGATTTAACAATTGACAAGATTGATTTAGTTAAAACATACGTCTCACAAAAAAATGCACCTAAAGGAAATTTTGTTGAAACAGATGCGGTAATACAACAATTTAAACAAACACTACAAGCACAAATAACCACAAATGGAGGTATAGCATACTTTTTTGAAGGACCCAAATCTTTTATGGAAATAACTGATGGTATGGCAAAAAAGGCCTCTGAAACAAGAAAAAAAGTTGAAACAGAAATATCTGCAAGTTTAGCAACAAAGTTTAACTCACAAGGTAATGGTGGGTTAGGGTTCGTTCCTTCAATAAGAAATATTTTGGCCGTATTTTATTGTCAAGGAGAAGCATTTTTAAGGTTATTAGATGATGTTCATAAATCAGCTTGGGATCAAAGAGAAAACCCATATAGACGAGGAGCAATATTTAACTCAACGTCAACCGCGCCAAGTGTTGATGTTAAATCTTCAACACAAAATAATGAACCAATTTATCCTTGGCCACAAGTTATTAAAGAATCGGTAGGTGACGATAATAAAGAAAAATTTGAAATAATTTATCCTGGAGACCAAACAGTTGCGTCTTCATATAGAGCATATAGTCCTGAAGTTTGGCCTGAGGTTGAATTTGTTGAACAATTTATTAAAGGGTATGTTCAAAGACAAACAACCGGAGACAAAGACGCAGGTATTTTTGAGGTTAATCTACAACCATCAAGAATATCTTTGAACGCTATTGATTTTGTTGTTAATAATGAAATTTTACAAAACAAAGAAGAAACAAAATATTTTTTTGAAGTATACGAAAGATTAATGTTAAACTCATTTTACAGTAGATTTTCAAAAAAATCGGGAGATGTCTATTCTATTCATGAAGTTGAAGCAGACGACGAAGCGGTAAATATGATACAAAGTTTGGGGGCAGATAACCCATTTCTAACAAAAAAAATTAAAGAATATCTATTAGATTCAAGTAATTATGTTCCATTTTTAAAACATATTTCAAATCAAGGACAAGGTGAAAGTTGGCAAAATTTTGTAAAAGGAGATTTTGTAACCCCATATATAAAAAATGATGTTAAATCACCAAATGTAATTTACAATGGAGACATATTAGATTCCATTAAATCACAACCAGGAGTTTCATTAACCAACCCAAAAAGTTTGGTTAATATTGATAAATACTTAACAGGAACTTCAATAACAAATGAATTTGATTTTGTTGATACATACCCAATAACAGATTTTAATTGGAACAAGAAAAATTTAGCTAACGGAAAATTTTTAAATAATTTAACTGAGGTTTATGACACTAAAGAAGTTATAAGTTATAATGATATTGTAAAAACTGTTGCAAACTTTGATTTAAATGACGGAACAACTTCTAAACAACCTTTTACCCACTTTAATTTTATTTCTTTAAGCACAATACCAAATATTTTATCTTTTAAAACTTTTTATGGATCAAGAAATTACAAAGACCAATTTGTTACAGAAGGAAATTTATTTTATAATAATTACACAAATTATGTTTCTGACATACAAACAACTTCAATCCTTAACTCACCATATTTTATAAATGCAATACAAAAGGGAGTTTTTAATTTTAGATATAAATCAAAAGATCTTCACCCCTATAAATCGGCGGCGTATCTGTTTTTGAACAGTTTACCATTAGGGACTTTAAGGGAAAAATATAAAACTTTAAACGGTGAAACAACAACTGATCTTAGTTATATATTATCTACGTTAAAAAAGTTTGGATCAATTCATAAACTACCATATTCTTGGATTTTAAAATATGGTTCTATATGGAATAGATATAAAACATATAAAGAAACTGGGGTTGATTTTTTAGACGATGTTTGGAAAGATTTCAACTACAAAGAAAATTGGGATCCATCAACATCAGCAACTACATATTCTTATAATTTGGTAATTGATGGTATAGCTAGAAATTTGGTTTTAGATGACACAACTGGAACACCACCTTTTACAGATATTAACACAGGATTTTACCCTCAGCTTATTGATGACTATAATGTATTTATACAAGGATTAAAACTATTTAGTGGACAAACCCAAAATGATGGAATTTGTGTCGGTTTAAATATTTCAGGTTCTTGTACCACTTTTGAAGTTACAGGAACTTGCTCAACAAACGGAACGGGAATTACTATTACTAATATAAGTAAAAATTATATTAAAACACCGGACACCATATTTATACCACAATTTAATTCTAGTATTCAGTTAGTTTCACAAGTTAATGGGGTTTCAGGTGGAACAGGATTTTATACAACACCATTAAATTTTAACGTTTCTTTTACAGGGGTAACATTTAAATTGGGCGACTATGCAAATATAACTAACAATACCAAAAACCCAATTCAAACAGGACAAATTTTAAGTGGTGCGACTGGTGTCACTGGTGTTACTATAATAAATTTTATATCAGCTTCGACGGCCACAACTACTGTAACGCCACAAATACCACAAAATCCTTTATTACTACCACCACCTAATGTGTATGGGGAGGCAATATCGGTTTATACTTTAACTAATGGTAATATTCTTATAGTTTTCAAACAAGGACCTCGAAAATTTGTCGTACTTAAAGAACCTAATGGTGTAATTTTACAAATCGGGCAATTAGCATCTGCAACAGACTATACAAACGATCAACTTGTGAATGAAATTATACGAGCAAAATTTGTCTTTGTATCAACTAATCCGAATGATCCACAATATGTTGTGAGTATACAATCTGCATCACAATACGGAGGAGTAACCACAACACCAACAACTCCGGTGGTTGAGACAACAACGGACTTATTTTGTAAGGTTACAACTGTGTCTGCACAAACATTTAGTTTTACGGTATTAAATCCGCCAATACAGGTTACTAAAATAAGTGCCAATGTTTTGAGTGGAGGAACAATTATAAATGGTCAATATTTAAGTGGCGACGTTACAATATTATCTCAAATATCAGGAACAACAGGTGGAATTGGTTTATACCAAACAACAAATATTGCCCCACCAACAATTTCAACATTTGTTGTTAAAAATTCGTTTACACAAGGAATTGGTTCACAACAAATACAAAATTATTTAGATACGGAAAAGTTAATGATGTTTAACACCACAAACTCAACTTTATTTGAAACTTCGGGATTTGACACTTCTAATAATTTGAGAACTATGAGAGTATCTCCTTGGTCAGTATTGGTTAGAGACACTAAAAATCCTGAAGAATATTATGTTGTTCCTTCTTTTGGGTCAAATGTTAATCAAGCGAAAGAAGAGGTGTTTAAAAACGGAAATATGAAAGTAGACCTTTCTAATAATCCTGCAATGTTTAATGGCACTGTTAGAATGTTTTGGAACTCTCCACAATATGGATGGTTTGATAATTCAAAACTTGTAAAAAATAACCCTGAAACATATCTTAAACAAATTTTAAACGAACAAAAAGAACAACAAAATTTTTTAATATCAGGAAAACAAACAGACTATACAAATTTTGAAGAATTATTTACAACGTTTGACAATCAGTTAATGGATGAGTTTGAAAGGCATTTTTTAAATTTTAGTAAATCTCTGTATGATTTTACTAATATTTTACCTAGTAATAATAAAAAAGACAAAGAACAATCTGACGATAGCCAAACATCTTATCAAAACTTTCATTTATTTATGAGATCTTTAATGAAAGTTTCAAAACCAGTTGGAACATCTCCAGAAACAAAACTACAATCAGTAATTGAAAATCAAAATACAATCTTCCAATCCAATTTAAAATCATTTATGGAGTATGATGTTGTGTTTAAATTCGGTAACCCAAGTAATTTTGATAAAAGGTTATTTTACACATTTTCAACAAGATACATTGAAAATCCAATAAGTTATAGTTCATACGAACAAGGAAATTTACCACCACAAATTACTTTAGCTCAATCAAAAACACAAAACCCAAAAACATGGGAGGCACTTGAATTCTATGTTGGTAATTCCACAATTCCACAATTAGAATATAAAAATTCAGGATCATATATAACTGACTTTTTTATAGACCTTAATGTTCAGTTTAATGAAAAAAATGTAATTGATTTTACACCTTTAATTAAGATATATGCGACACAAAAATTAAATGGATTTGCCGCACCACCAAAGCCACAACCAATAAATGCTCCACCATCTAACTCTATACCCGCACCAAACGGACCTCAACCTCCTCAATTACCATCGGCACCAAATAATCAAGGGGATGCAATAGAACTTGCAACATTACAAAGTGGTAGTACGGTAACGATATATAAATTTGGGCCAAACATATACGCTGTTTTAAGAGATCAAAATGGAACAATATTAAAACAAGGTCAAAACGCATCGGCATCAATCACCACAAACGAACAATTAAGAAAAGAAATTATACAAAGTTATTATGGGTCAATATCTTTAAATCAAAACGATCCTCAGTTTGTTAAAACTATAGTTAATGTTTCACCTTCATCTCAAAATGTTCAGGTAACTACAACCACCACACAACAACAACAAGCACCTCCGGGATTACCAACAAATACTTCTTTTGCTAATAGCGGAACGAATGTTGCTAAATTTTATGGGTTGATGGATGGATATATCGAACAAAATAATTATTATATTGGAAACGTTTTAAACGTTATGTTACCAGCGGTAAGAAAACAATTACCAAACGTATTCATTGGTGATGGTGATGGGGCTAATAGGGCACCTTTAGAAGCTGGATTTACAGAACAAACAAGATTAGAACTTTGGGAAACATTTAAATCTTTAAATGACACTTGGATTGCGGGTTTTGATTTTGAAAGTAAAACTCTTTTTGAAGACGTATTACTTGTTGATAGGGCAAGTAGAAATGTTGGTGATAAAGTTTTGGTAGATATTTATAAAATTATAGATATTTTAGAGGACGGAGCATCAGATAGACATCAAGGAAGCACTTCATACAAAAATACATTACTTGATATGGTTACAACCATATTAACTCAAAATAATTTCCAACACTTTATGTTACCTGCGTATGTTAATTTTTATAACGTACAAGACAATCAAAAAAACCCAACCCCAAGACCTGATGGAACTTTAGACGTTGCTAATACAATGTTTGGGACTTTTTTAAATGTTGATTATAGAGAAAGTTCGCCAAAGTTTTTATGTTATTATGTAAGTAAACCTAGTGAACATCTTAACATGAAAGATAATGTTGATTATAGATTTAGAGATGATGCTTTTGACTTAAGAAGGGCTAGTGACAACCCACTAACTGAAAATCAAACAAATAAAACGGATTGGGGCAAATCAAACAAAGTTGTTGGGTTTAATGTGGACCCAACAAGTCAAACCCAACAGATTTTTAAAAGTTTTAGTGTCTCACAAGATCCTGGAAAACCAACGTCAGAATCTTTAGAAATGTTAAACCAAATGGCGAATTTAGGTAAAAATAGAAGATCTACATCGCAATCTGTTTCTTTATATAATTTATATAAAAACAGAAGTTATGGTTGTTCTGTTGACATGATGGGATGTGCTTTGATACAACCTATGATGTATTTTAATATTAGAAATATACCTATGTTTTCTGGTCCATATATGATTACTAAAGTCAGTCATCAAATTGGTGAGGGAGAGTTTAACACTACTATTGAAGGGGTTAGACAACCTTTTTATAGTTTACCAACCATAGATAATTTTTTACAAACCCTTAATACTCAGATATTATCACAACTTCAAGCTAAATTGGTTGAAAAAGAAACCACAGAAAAAGCAAGCTCAGTTAATATTTTATTCCAAGCGACAAATGTTATCTCAAACTTAGATACTCAAGATACGTTAACTAAAAATCAAGATTGTGCCGAAAGTTTAAATAGTCGATATAATAATTTTGTTGGTGTTGACGCCCCACAACAAACAACTATATCCACTAACGAATTTTATAACACAATACGAACTTTAATGATTCAAAGAAATTATGATATGACCGGAGAAACTTCATTTAATGTTGCCGCAATGGCGTTTATGTATGTTTTTGTTGATTCAGGAAATAACAATGGAAATCAACTTGTTGCGTATGAAAATAACTATAGCACTATTAACCTTAAAGAGGTATATGGTGACACATTTTACGAATATATAAATAGAAAATATTTTTGTGTGGCTAGAGGTAATGATAAAAACATTCCAGTTGTTGGGTTTAGATCCACAAACGATTTTGTAAACTTTGTGTTAAATAAAGTTTCTGGTATAAATACTTTTTTAAGACAAGATTCTGCAACGTTTAATCAAAAATACCCAAATAACGCTGATTTGGCGAGTGTTAGTAATTTAGCAAAACAATATGTTATTCATTACCCAATTAATCAGGAACCAAATGTTTATGTTCAAATTGAAAAAAATGAAAGCAAAGAATATGATAAATTAATTTTAGAATTTAATAAAGCTTACGATGTTTTTATTGGTTTGATTAAAAAATAAAATAATGTAGATATTTATAATAAAATATAATTATGAATACAAAATTATTATTAGATAATTATCTTGGAAAAAACACAAGAGTATCTGAAAAAGAAATGGGTGACGGAACAAAAGAAGTTTGTGATCTAGACACTGGTGATTGTTATACCCTAAGAATGAAAGATGGTCTTATTGAGAGGGTTGACAATACGAAGAGAGCATTTAAAAAAATACAAGTAGAGACCACACATGGTATAAAAACATTATTAAACGGATAGTATGAGAATAGATGAAAAAATATTAAATGAAATTGCTAGATACAATTCAATTAATCGATATATTACTGAACAAGATGTTCCCCCAGCAGATCCCGCTGCGGCAGGAGCACCCCCACCACCATTAGATCCCGCTGCGGCAGGAGCACCACCACCCCCAGCAGATCCCGCTGCGGCAGGAGCACCAGCTCCACCAACACCTGTTGATGTTGCTGCGGACCCTGATGTTGAAGAAGTTGGAGGAGAAGAAGGTGAAGGTGAAGAAGGTGTTGAAGAACTTGATA